TACAAACCACTCATTTATACCCAATGAAGATGGGAATCTTAATATAAATCGGTTCTGTCTTTTCGGTTCGTAAGGAACTGGCATTTTCATTAACAAATCAGCCATAATTTTTTCTTTTAAATTTTTGTTTATTTTTATTTATAAATATATCGTTGTAAAATTTTTTCTATTTACTTTGATTTAATTTTCAATATTGTTCTTTTAACTAGTTGCTCCATCATAGTTTTTTCATCATCTTTTGTATGATAAGTTCTTAATATATTATCTGGTTTCTTTTCAAAATGTTTTTTCATTACTTCTACATTTCTTATATCATCATCTGAAAAACCTACCATAGGCATTTTAGGAACAAAGTTATTACTTACATCATTTATGAATTGATATTCTTTTTTCTGTAATCTAATTGACATTCTTTTAACATAATTAATAAATTCCTCCATTGCTTTAACTTTACCTTCTTCAGGATTAGTCGCGGAACCCGCACCATAACTCACAGGGTAAAATTTACATCTATCAAGATAATCTCTGATTAACCAATTTTCATCTTTAATTGGTTTTAATCCCATAATCTCCCTGTATCTAATAAGACTCTCCACAAGTTTTTCTTTATCAAGTCCACCTCTACCCATCAAAATTAATTTTAACACACCTTTTTTAAGTGTATTTGGGTGATGTCCTCTTGCGGTAATGATTGAAAATACTGAACCGTTATTAATTGCCTCAATAAAATCCGACCAAGGTCCTCTAACTAACGGGGCGTTTTCAATATCCCTCATAAACTTTGAATCCCCTTGAGTTCCAAAAAATCTGAACGGGTTTTCAGCAAAACCAACAATAGTCTCCCCGTCATATTCAAAAGGAGTTTTTCCAATGTCAGTTCTATATTCCGCAAAATCTTCAGTTGACATACCAACCTCATCACCACCTTCACTCATTAAAATAATTTGAGTTGGCATTTTCATAAGATTATCATCCCAGTCAAATGCATAATATTTCACACCGTATTTTTTTTCCTCAACTTCGTTAACCATCTCTTTGATGATTTGTCTTGTTAAAACACTATAATTCATATTAATAAATATTCAATAAATAAAAAAAGGGAGAATTTATCTCCCTTTTCTTTTATTATTCTTTTATTAGATATTCTCAAACGACGCTCCTGTTGGGGTAATGTAGAATGTGATATCAATAAATTCAAGTGAACGAGTAGGTTTCACATAAATCTTACCTGTTAACTGATTTCTATCTAAGTCTGCAGTATCACTTGAAACTGTCACACGGAAATCATATAAACCTCTGTCTCTTCTGATTGAATCCAAGATAGGGTTAACCGCATTTAAGAAGTCTTGTCTAACTTGTTCATCGTTTTGATCGAACAACAATCTCACAGAAACCGCTGAAATCAATTTACGAGCTTGTAGTAACAATCGTCTAACATTGATTCTGTCAAGTGCTGACTCTCTAACTTGTAGAGTTTTGTTACCCCAAATTACTGTACCAACATCAGAGAAGGTTGCGATTGGGTTGATTCTACCTACATATAATGTGTCTCTATCTTCTTGAGTCAACTTCTTACGAGCTTTGATTGAGTTAACAATACCACGAGTGTAACCCGCCGCGGCGAACCAAGGGAATGCGATATTATCTGTCAACGCCAAGTTTCTAGTTACCTCAGCTGTTGCTGGGATATAGATTTGTGTGTTATTAACAGTATCACGAGTTAATACCCAAGGATAGTAAGTACAAGTATAGTTAGAGTCAATTCCCGCAGTCTCCAAATTATCAACCGCTTCAGTAGGATAGATTAAACCATCAGTTCCTGTCGTTGTCGGTAATAATAAATCGTAGTCAGGTGTTGTTGTAATATACAATGAATCAGCTCTCTCAAACTCAATCATCTCAACCGCATCACCAACCAAGTCTGAATTATTTACATAATCAATACCAGGAGTTACGAATACATTAATGTTTACCGCTTCAGGGTTAGAGAATGTTCTAATACCCAACAAATATGCGTAGTAGTCAGTATTTGCCCAAGTTCTTGTACCGTCACCGATAGAAATTTGTTTAAACGCTCCCCATCCTTTAGCATCAGGATATCTATCTGTAGGACAAGAACCATTTAAGAATCCGATTCTACCTAAAACATATCTATCACTATTTGTTCTTCTTTCTCTATATATGTCCCATCCATCAAACCCTCCTTGTACAAACAAAGTGAATTTTCTTGAGAACAATCTGTAGTAAGGACTTGTTTCATTTATAGGTTCTGAAGCAAACGGTGCATCACCTACATAGAATCTTGGTGTTCCACTTGTTGAGAACGCACTTCCGATAGTAATACCACTTGCGTTTTTATCCATGTGGAATCCTCTTGTTCTGTAAGACCACTGTCCTCCCTCAATGTCGCAAGTAGAAATTGGATTTCTTTTACCAACATACTCAAAGAAGTCAGGATCGTAACCCCAGAAATTAGACATACCCAAATATGTTCTTCTAACATTATCACCACCTGTTGTAGTTGCGTTATCTCCTCCTGTTGGTAAACCAAATGGTGGGTTATAAATTACTTCACCAGGGAAATCGTATTTTGTTTTAAAGATTGGGAATGGAGATCTAGCACCTGAGTACTCTCTGAAGTTAAACCCTTCAAATCCACAAGGTAGTGAATCAATAGGAGCATCCTCATTCATTTCAACCATAACATATTTAGAGTTCAATTCGTATTCACCATCTAATGTACCAATTTTTTTAGCAATAAAACTATTTTGACTTGGATCCATTGAACAGTTAGTGAATTTCTCAAGAACTGTAGGTGCAGAATCTGTATCAAAATAATCTCTAACTAACACTGTAAATGTTTGATTAGCGAATGAAATATCTGTAATTGAAAGTTTTACACTTGTGTTTGCATCATTACCGTCAGCAATTGTATAGAATTTGAATAAGTTATAAACTTTACTACCTCTTACTTCGGATACAACCCAAGGGGAACTTGGTGATTGATATCTATCTAAGTACCACCCAATAGATGTAGAACTTTGACTTTGAGCGGAATCAAGTGAAATTAACTCAGAATTTAATCCTCTAATATAACCTTTTCTATATGCGTAATTTAATAATGATTGGAATCTTTCCTCAACCATTAATGGAACTGTTGTTCTAGGTTTACCAAAATTACTAGTACCAAATACTTTAGTTACATATTTAGCGTCTGATATACTCATTGATGTTTCAAACGAGAATGAATCTCCTTGGTAGTTGGTAACATTAACCACAAATGGTAAATAAGGATTTTTAGAAACCCCTGAATAAGGTCCTGTCATATCAAGAGTTACGTCAGTAATTCCTGTCACTTCCCAAGTTGGGTTATTTCCATCAGTATAATTAGATACACCTCTTGATCTTAATGTTGTTACGACTAAATCATCGTAATCAGTGAATGAATTACCTGTGTAAAGATAAATTTTACCAACGACATTACCTGAATAACAAGTTGTAAATTCACCAACATTTTGTGATCCACCGTTAGAACCAGGACAAGTTAAACAAGGATCGTATTCATAAACATTTACAGTCCAAGTTGTTGTAACTGATCCATCTCCCGATGTTAACACATATTCCACAGTACCTGCTGAGAAGTTTACCACTGTGGAATTACTTACCTGTGTAACACTATTAACACTAACCCCTGTTGTACACGCACTGAATGTCGGAGTTAATGCCGATAAATTACCTGTAAACCCTGATGGTAAACAAACACTAATAACATTAGTATTATAGTTTATACTTGCGGATGTTCCACTAATTGAATAGTCGTAGAATGATGCACAATTACTTGTTGTTGTAGTTGCAGTAACTCCTGTTACATATGAGTAAAATGAGAATCCTGTGTAATTACCATTACCTGTATTATCAAATAAAGCGTAATACCAAGAATCATTTAATGGTGATGTTAAATCAGTTTGAGCTAAATCAACTGAAGGTACATCAAATCTATTGTTTTGAGTTCCCGCAGAAAAAGTAGGATTAGTAAATCCTGAATAATCATCAGGATCAATAGAACCAAAATAATCAATTACTGTCTGTCCTGTAGTTGGATCATCTAAAGAGATAATACTAAAAATTGTACTTGTAATATCAGCATCTATTGATGAGGTTCCTCCGTCAAATTGTTGGTATGATTCTGTTAACATACTTTGTATTACTGTAGGAAAATCACTTAAAAAGTTAACTGTCCCGTCAGTACTGTTACATCCACTAAAAGGTACCGTAAAATCAATAGTATTAGCTGAAGTACATTCAAAAACACAATCAACGGTTACACCACTTGCACAATCAAACCCAACAGTCGTTGGATCAACATTTGCAACTGTAACTACTGACCAAGATGGTCCCGCATCATAACCCGATAATCCAAGGATTCTTGTTACAAATAATTGATTTGATTGTTGTAAATACGCCTTTGCGATGTATGCTGCTTCATATTTAGGAATTTGAGTATTTACAAATTTTTCAGGAGAAGTACCACCGAAGTATGTCGTGAATTCATCGAAGTTTCTAATGAATATCGGTTCGAATGCAGGTCCTTTTAAAGTCTCTCCCGCAATACCCAATGTGGTAACACCCACACTTTGAGCAACGAAACTCAAATCAACTTCTGAAGTATAGACACCTGGTGATACAAATACTTTACTGTTAGTTGCCATTTTGTTTTTTTTTGTTTATAGATTTATTTTTTATATATAAATATTGGTGAATTAGGCAAAAACTTTACTTCTGATAAAGTATTTATACTTTGGTGAGATTTTATTCTGCCTTTATTCTACCTATGAAAGAAACACCTAAAAAAATAAAGAATCTTAAGATTTCTGTTGAGGTTCACGATATACTAAAAAAGTATTGTGATAAGCGCGGAATTAAAATGTATAGATTTTTAGAAAATCTAATTACAGAAAAGTGTAAAGAAAAAAAGGATATATACGGGGAGTAGTTATAATAATGTTTGAGTATATGATATTCTACTCTCTTCCAATGGATTAATTTTATTCACTAATAAGGTTAAAATGTCATTAGTATTTATTTGAAATTCCTCCAAAGTATCACCATAATAATCACCATTTATATACACACTAAAATTATCAACATTATAAGTATCGGTTAAATATAGGTTTGCAGTGTACTCAAAAGTTTGTATCGTTTCAGTGACTCCGTCAGGATATGTTGTTGTATATAATGAAGGTGGTGCCGGTTCTTCTCTTCTTGGTTTTCGTTTTCTTGTTTGAGTGTCCACTTCAAACATTTGGAATATCCTTGTAACCGCAGGTTGTACTTCAAATTCCTCTTCATCAATAAGAAATCCTAACATAGTGAATGAATACTTCTGAATATAAACTTTTCTTTTCTCAAGATCTAAAACTGATTCATCAGTAATATCATCATTAACAATTGGAATATAATGTCCTTTAATATTTTGATACGCTTGTCTTGATGAAAACTTCTCAAGTATAATCTGATTAAACTTATTTAGTTCTCTCATTCTGTTACAAATGATCGCAACCGTATATTTTATATCAACAGGTACTGGTTGTGGAATTTTATAAATGTCCATTCCGTGTCGTTGTCCATCCCATGTTGGTACTTGAGCATAATAATATTGTCTTCTATTTGGAATGTTCCATCTTAATGCAGGATTTGATCCGTATTTAACTTCAGGTGTTCTAATTACTGTAATAAATGGGGGTTCCGCATTTTTATCAATGTTTTGGAAATCCCATGTTTCAACAAACTGACTCCAATTTTGAGTTGAGATTAGTATATCAACCATTGGTACCGTTTTACCCTCAACGACACATTTTAATTCATCTCGTACAAAATCTAAAAAACCTCTATCCAAATCCGCATGGAGTAACGACTTTGGTAGGTAAGTACCATCCCTTTCAATCATTTCTTTAAGTTCCTCTCTTCTTGGATATAAAGTTTTAGATTGAGTAAGTGGTAATGTTTTTTTTATTTTTTTAGGTATCGGCATTTTATTTTACTATTTTTGGTTGTTCATTAAAAGTTGCTTTTGATCTTGAGTTAACAGAATAATTTTTATTATCAAATATTAGTATTTCTTTATTATTTGCAAAAATTATTTTATTTACCATTTTTTTAGATGAATAATCTCTCATACCGTAAGTATAAACGGTATAAACTCCATCTTTTTCAAAATATGATGTTAATGGTTTAACTTGACAATTAATCCCGTTAATTGTTACATCAATACCGTACCATCTATCCATTTTAGAACCGTGAGGATAAAAAGTAATAGAAGCACTTTTAAGTTTGGTTAAAAGGTATTTAACGGAATCCCTCTCTAATTTTAACCCATTTTCAATTGACTGCCATTGTCTATCAACTAAAAGTTGTGTGAATGCATCATCATTTTTAAATAAATTTATCATCCAATCAATAATATCTTCATTACTGTCTTGTTCTTTATATCTTAAAAATATCAAATCATGAATTTCGGGCTTGGTATCAAAATCATTCATAATAGACCAATCTTCTGCTTGATCATTAATTTTATCACCAATAGTGTAAACACCTCTTAAACCCGCACTATATATATCATCCTCAGACATCCAATTATTAGGAAACGCCAAACTCAATGCCTTTCTAATATTATTCGGAGTAATTCCCATATTTTGAGGTTCATTAGCGCCTTCCCCCAAATTAAAATCTTTATCTAATAACCATTGATCAACACTTATGGTTTCTTTTTCAACATTAAATCTTAAATCACTTTTATTGAAAATAAACTCCCCACGGTTACCAACCAATTTAATTTTTCCTGGTATTGGTGATTTATCAGGTACTGATCTTACCTTATTAAAAAAATATTTTTTGGTAGTTCCTTTCTGCCAAGGATTCACACTCAAATAAGTATATTTTGTTGGTTCATCAATGATATCAATTTCTTCTTCTTCATTCACTAACCTCATCACTTTAAAATATTGTGACTCAGACAACATTATTTTCATTTTTCTCATAATCCTCTAAATTCATTAGGTCCAACAGGAGATGCCGATATTGTACGATAAAAAGGTTTATACCCACCGTATGTATGTTTATTATCAGAAACTACACGACCATCGTTATTAACCGTATAATATCTAACCAAAGTTTCACTTTCATAGTAACCTATATAATCACCAAAATTTATATCAATTTCCAAATCATCTAATGTTTTTTGATAAACAGACACTCTAATATTACCAGGTTCCATCTGATCAATTCTTGTAGTTCCCATCATTTTATTTTCAGGTGCCGATACTTGTACAAACGCATTGAACTCAACAGGAGGTAAGAATTTAATTCCGTCCTCAACAGTCTCACCATAAACATCATCAGTTTTTGTTTTATATCTATCAATACGATAAAGAACACAAGTAAAGTTCATATCCCCGACTAACCATTCTTCTCCCATTGAGATATCAAGGTTAAAATCATTTTCTCCGAAAAACTTACCCAGTCTTGTAATAGGTACTTTATTTGACATAAAAACAGTTTTATTGATAAATATCTAAATATTGATTATTATTATAAAAAACTAATTAGTTTGGATATTCTAACGAAAACGATAGAGCAAAAAGCATTAGAAGTACTTGAGGTATATTCAGGTGCGAATAACTATATTTTATCTTTAAAAACTAAAAAAGAAAAGAGTAAAAAATTCTTTCCTACTAGATCACAATCAGATTATATAAATACTTATCATGATGTAAAACCAAAAGTTGCTCGTAAATGGGTTGACTTGGATTCATACTTCGCAAAGAAATTTGCTGAAGAAAAATATCTATTAGAAGTTCCTGAAACTGTTTATGTTGAGAAACTTTTAGTGGAAAAAGAAAAGTCATATCATATTTGGGGTAAATTTTTTGAGAAGGATGATTTAACTGAATTTTGGGTTCCTAAATCCGCATTAATTAAAACCCACACAATAGAGAAAGTTGATATTGATTATTCTAAATACGAACATAGACCACCACTTACCCACCAAAAAGAAGCGATTGAGAAATTAGTTGGTTCTAAAAGATTTATTCTTGCGGATGATATGGGACTTGGTAAAACAACTTCCACAATAATTGCCGCTTTAGAAACAGGTGCAAAAAGAATTTTAATTGTATGTCCCGCATCATTAAAAATAAATTGGCAACGAGAGATTGAAAATTATACTGATCGTAGTGTTTATATTAGTGAAGGTAAAAAATTCTCTACAGAAGAAGACTTTACGATTGTTAATTACGACATTCTTAAAAATTTCTACGATACAAAAAATAAAGACAATTCAATCATACATAATTCAAATTTTGACTTGGTTATTTTGGATGAGGCACATATGATATCAAATCCACAAGCTCAACGAACTAAAATTATTAATTCATTCGTTAAAGATATTAAACGAGTGTGGTTGTTGACAGGAACACCAATGACATCTCGTCCCATGAATTACTATAATCTTTTGAGTATCATCGAAAGTCCCGTAGCACAGAATTGGATGGCTTATGCTATCCGATACTGTCAGGGATATCAATTCATGGCAGGGAAAAGAAAAGTATGGAATGTACAAGGAGCATCAAATCTTGAGGAATTAAGAGACAGGACTTCAAAACAGATGTTAAGACGATTGAAAGAAGATGTCCTTGATTTACCAGATAAAATTATTTCACCAATATATCTAAGATTAGTTTCTAAAGACTACGAAGAAATGATGGGAGAATATTATGATTGGTATGAAAACAAATCTGACGAATCATCATCTTTGACTATTCAGTTTAGTAAATTGATGAAAGTTAGAAAAATTATTGCAAACGAAAAAATCAAACACACAATTGAATTTGTTGAGAACATAATTGAACAAGGTAAAAAGGTTATCATATTCACAAATTTTACGGATACATTACAAATGATACATAATCATTTTGGGAAACAGTCTGTTTACTTGGATGGTAGTTGTACTAAACCTCAAAGACAATATGCCGTAGATCAGTTTCAAGATAATGAAAAAATTAAAGTATTTGTAGGTAACCTTAAAGCGGCAGGTGTTGGTTTAACATTAACATCGGCAGAAGTGGTAATAATGAATGACTTATCATTTGTCCCTGCGGAACACGCACAGGCTGAGGATAGAGCGTATCGTTACGGACAAAAAAATAATGTTCTTGTTTATTACCCATTATTTGATAACTCAATTGAGGGCGCAATATATGATATTCTTACTAGAAAAAAACAAATCATAAATACCGTGATGGGTGATGACTTACTTGAAAATGGTGGAGATGTTGTAGAGGAAATACTCAATTCAATTAACAAGAGAAGATAAAACTTTCATTTGAAGATATTTATTGTTAATGAAAGTTTCAATAAAATATCTTAAATCGGATATCCCAAAAAAAGATTACAAATTATTTGAGGATTTTATAAAATTCTTAAGTAAAAAATTGCCGTTGGTTGATGATATAGAAATAGTTTTTACGGGTGAAAGATATGGTAAAATGAGTACTGGTAGTAGGACTAACAAACATATATTAAAGATACTCGCAAAAAATAGATTAAATAGAGATATTATGAGAACTCTTGCTCACGAATGGGTTCACGAATATCAACACGGAGTTTTAGATAGAGATAAAGGTCCGGACATTGGTGGGAAAAATGAAGATGAAGCAAATGCGTTTGCGGGTCAAATTGTTAAAATGTTTGAGAAAGACTATCCAAATTATGAAAAAACAATATTTGAGGGGTTTAAATCAATATCCAATAAATTAGATATCATATCAGAACAGATAGTCCTTAAAGAAAAAGAAAACATCCAAAAACAGTTTTTAACTGAAATAAAAAAATTAAACGACGCTTTATCAAGTAGAAAAGGTGATATGGAACTTGAGGACATTGTTAAATCCATTAGTAAATTTGATACTAAAGTTAGAAACAATGCTGGAGGAGCTTTCAACCATGCATTATTTTGGAAAATGTTATCCCCAACAAAACAAACACCTAAAGGTATTGTTTTTGAGAAAATAAAAAAACAATACGGTTCATTTAACAAATTTAAAGAAGAATTTAATAAAACCGCATTAGATAGATTTGGTTCAGGGTGGGCTTGGTTAGTATTAACTAAAACAGGTAGATTAAAAATTATGTCAACCCCAAATCAAGACAATCCATTAATGAATGTTGTTGAGGGTGGTGGTTATCCACTTCTTGGACTTGATGTTTGGGAACATGCTTATTATTTGAGATACAGAAACAAGAGGGATCAGTACATTAAAAACTTTTGGAATTGTGTTAATTGGGAATTCGTCAATGAGTTATACGAATTAAGAATGAAGAAATAAATATTTATAATAAAACTATTACTATGGGAATTATACCAGAACCACAAAGAAGTGAATTATACACTAAAATTAGACACATACTCGGAGCACCGTTAAGGAGTGTTGAATTAGAGGACGAACAAATGGATACCCTTCTTGAATTCTCAATAGATGAGTATTCTCAAAAAGTTAATGATTGGTTGATTGAATCTCAATGGACAAGTTTATGGAATTTGAATCTTGAAACTCAATCGTTATCAAGAGCCTTTGTAACAAAAAGTTTAGATTACGAAACAAGATACACATACGCATATTCTAAAATCGTTGGGTTACAAGCGGGTGGAGAGTGGGAACTTAAAAAGGATTACATCCAATTAGTCAAAAACCAACAAATATACGAAATACCTGAAGGAAGAGAAATTAATGAACTACTATGGTTTACTCCTGCAACACTAAACAACACAATGTTTGATCCATGGTCATTTGGTTCATTAGGATATGGTGGAGGTCTTGGTGGAGGTGGAGGTCTCGCACAAATGGGTGGTAATATGGCAGGTTCATATTTTATGATGCCGGCTTTTGATATGTTATTGAGAATGCAAGAAATAAACATTCAAAGAAGAATTATTGCTGGTGATTTAACATATAGAATTACCGCATTACCAGGTGGTAAAAAAGCTATACATTTAATGAACACTCCTGGTGGTAAGTTTGATTTTGGTAATGGAACAATGACTAAAGGAAAAGTATGGTATTGGTACTATGATACTACTGAAGGAGGTAGAGACAAATGTTTAAAAGATAATCCTGATATTATTAAATTACCATCTGATGTTCCGATTGATAAACTTTCTTGGGTTGATTTAAATCATCCCGCACAAGTTTGGGTTAGAAATTGGTTTATCGCAAGTTGTAAAGAAACTCTATCAAAAGTTAGAGGTAAATTTAGTGGTAATATCAAAACACCGGATTCAGAACTTACAATGGATTATCAGTCATTAGCAACTGAAGGTAAAGACGAAAAAACTAAACTAATAGAAGAATTAACAGGGGCTGAAGGTAAGTTAACAAGATTAAGACCTGATAAAGTTTTAGAACGAGAGGCTTTACTTGCGGAGAATCTTAACAAATCTTTAAAGTTCAGGGCAATGCCTAGACAAATTTATGTTATATGAGTTTTAAAATTGAAAATATTTCACCGAGAAAAAATGTGGTTAGATACAGAACACACATTCCGCCTACACCAGCTAAAATTGTTGAGGACAAAATTGTAACAACAGAGACACATCAAGTTGATGAAGAAATTTTAGTTATTGTTAAAGATATTGAAAGTTCAGAAGTTACTTTAAGTTCAGAAAAAAATAAAACGGTAACCATAAAATCTTTGACTACCGTTTTAATTAAACCTGATATTGGTTTAATTGATGAAGAATGGGATGAACTTTTACTTGAAAAAGGTGCTTGTGTTCATTTAAGTTTTGTTGAGGGAAATTGGTACATTATCAGCAGTGATGGGTTGAAGTTAAATTAACTCCTCCCATCCCTCATCTGCTAACTCATAAATATAATCAGGGTTGATACCAACACGGTTCCAAAATTCAACCTCACCTTGTTCCATCTTTAATAGATTTTCATATACATCATCTTGATCTTCAGGACTGAATGGTTTTCCATTAATCAATTTACATTGTTCTGTTGTATAGAAATTTCTATCTTCAGGATTTTTAACCAATAGTGAATCTCTTACCTCATCGTCAAAAACAATTAATAAAGGTTCCACTCGTTTATTGAATGTTGCAATCGCTCTTTGGATATTGTACTCACCTAACATCTCAGGATTGTTTTCCAAATCCGAAGGTTCAATACGATAACAATTAAGTTGTATAACAGAATCTGAACTAGCGACTTTATATGCAACATCTGTCGGTATACCAGTATTTGCTTCTTTGTACGGTGAATCACTTCTTACCCAATTATCATCAGACCAAGAAGTTTCCCAACCGTTGTTAATTAAAAATTTTTCTTTCTGTTTATAATCTAAATTATTTTTTGAACTATCCGAAAAGAACAAACTTATTTGTTCTTCTGTCCACCCTTTCTTTGGTTTATTAACTTTCTGAACATCTCCGTGTGAAGCCTTTGTTCCGTTATTCACATAGAAAATCATATCACCAAGATTTGACTGAATCCCATCTCTTATAATAAGTTCCATATGTGCCTGTCTTGACATCAACGAACCTGCCTTGGTAGTTTGTTTACTGCGTTTAATGTAATCATCAACACTCAATTTAACTTTTGCTTTAGACGCAATTTCCGCCAAAGGAATCTTTTGATCAAATATCTTTTGAATGTATTCGTAATACCACTCAATAAATTCTTTACCCTCACCTTTAAGTAATTGTTTAATCCCTTTATCCAAGAACTTCTCAATATACTTTGGCATCTTTTTGGACTTGATACTATTACCTGTAAGTTTAATCTTACCGTTTTGTTCCATAGTTGCGTAATTTTTACGAGCTAAGTTAATACAAGAATCCCAAGTACCGTCACAATCAAGACCCATCGCACCTCTCATAAATAAATCATTAAACTCGGCAACATCCGCATCATAACCACGATATTCTTTACCTTCCTTAACCAACCAATTTAATCCTTTACCAATGTATACTCTATCTTCTACACCACCTTCAGGCAATGAGAAGTTCATACCATCAGTATCACACACCAAAGGACTATATCCTCTTTTACTAAAGAATTTTAACATCTGTCTAAGATATTGTCTACCCGTACAGGTAATCTGTTCCCCCTTGTTCATATCACCCCAATGGAATACTTGTGGGGCACTTAAACCACCAAACAATGAGTTGATAAAGATTTTAATTGGTAATTGTTTTCTATCGTAAGATAAGGAAAGTTTTTTATCCTTACTTTTAAATTCTGATGCCAAATTTTTATACTTGATACGAGTATTTCTAAAGTAAGTTAATAATCCTTTCATTGCTCCTGTTATATCACATTCAGGAAACACATCGTGAACCAACTGAATTGATGGGTATAGTGATGAGTAGTCAAGTTTCAGTACATCTTTTGAATACCCAACTTTTAATAGTCTTGATAAACCACCAACAAAGTTTCCTTTTTCTTGTTTTTGAGGTATCGCCAATTTATGTTTATATGACCAAGCTAACATTAACATTTTCCATAATGTTGCGGTACCCATTGTTGATACTCGTTCATATGTTGTTGGGAGTAGTGATGCAAGTAGGAATGATCCTTGATTGAATTCATCGTCAACAATTAAGGTTTCCTCCAAGTCATCGTCAAGATATCTCTCAACAATGTTATCACCTGTGGTTTTAAGATAAATGTCACCTCGTCTAAAACATACCTCATCAATTTTTTGATCAACACCAACCTTCTTGTATTTACCGTTTTCGGTATTTAACCAATATTCGTCCTTGTTTGCATACATCGGACCAATTTTTGTGTGATCGATGTAAATACGATCTTTCGCTTCGGCATCAATATATTTGGTAATATATTTAAGTCCCGCCTCTTTAATACTTGAGTTGATTGCTTGAGCTCTACGAACTGAATGGATGATATCAATAACATTGTATCCCCACATTTGTACTTGGTTATATCGCTCAACTTCATTTGCCAATTTTAACATTGACTCTTTTTGTGCAATAGGTTTTGAGTGGTTTAATGAGGTTGGGATTTTCTTTAAGTCAATGTTAAGAGCTTTACATCTCTCAAAAATCCAATGCCAGTCAAAGTTTGCTGAGTTGTAACCCCCAATGATTGAAGGTTTTATCTCATCTATGATTCTGAAAAATTCAACGATACCTCGTCTTTCTTCGTCAGCATCTTTACACTCAATTACTTTTAAGTGTCCCTTATTTGTCTTAATTCCAATCATAAAAATACGACCGTCTTTAGGTTCTAAAGCAGTCGTCTCCAAGTCAAATACAAGTCTTGTAATATCATTGTATTCTTCAAATCCTTTAAATAGTCGTTTTTCTTTTGAGATGAGGTATTGTTCTACAGGAGGTAGAATCATTATTTTATCTTTGGTTTTTTCACCCCAAGGATCTATACCACCGTCTCTAAAAAATTGAATTAGTTCTCTATATCCTTTGATTGATTTAACTAAGAATGTTAGTCCATTTTCTAATCTTTCATTACCATCAGTCCTTAGTTTCTCAATGATAATACCGTATTTAGTCATTGCCTCTTTTTGTAATTCTTTAGAACCTTGGTAAAAATTCATACCACGCAAGTCACCTACCCAACCAAAAGAACTAAAAGATTCTTTATGTATTGATTTTCCTTTTCCTGGTGTTTCTTTGATTTTATAAACGCAATTAGCAGCGTAATCATACTCTACCGACACTATGAATTGTTCTGGGTCGGCACCTTCTAAGAAGGATTTAATTTCTTCTTCTGATATCATTTGTATATATTTAAGTTTGGTTTATTAACTGCCGTATGTAACGACATTTACCTTACACTCTTAAATATATCTTATTATTACATTAATGTCAATTACCCACAACAAGGGAAATCTACTATATAAGGATTTTGATATAATAAATCATCCGCAATATAACTCTCTTGGACATTTATAAATAATCTTTCTCTTATTGGTAAAATTAAAGTTCCGTCATTATTTCTCAATAAGAATTGTGCTTCATATCTACCAACTTTACTTGTGTCTTTTGAGGTAAATCTATAGTAGATATAATATTCGGGAGTTGCGTTTGGTTCTATTTGAATTTTTTCCACAAATCCTGCGGGTCTTGTTGTTATTTTAGGGATACCAGTTTCTACATTTACCATAGAAAAAAATATGGCAGATTCCTCAATCATCTCCATAAAATTATTATAATCACTTCTTCCGTCTTTTACAACTTGTATCTTTAAAACAGGAAGAGTTGCATTTTTTTTAATGTAGAATTCCATCTATAGTTTTTACTATAAATATATCAATAATCTATTTTAACATTCTTTTCTTAATGAGGATTCATAATGATCGAAACGATTGTGTTCAGTTGGGGTTATTAATAATAAACCCGGATTGATATTACCCTTAATGGTTTCTTGGAAACATTGGGACATTAAAGTTTGTTCAAATGGATGATCAAATTTTGTTTTTAAATAACACTTATAATTACCTTCTTTTGACATTAGAATCGGCCAGTTACACAAATAGATTTCTCCACTCGCATATGGTAACCCCTGTAATGATTTAATATATTTGAATTCTGTGTTTGGTGAATTTGGATCCAACCCTTGTTGTGGTAACCTTGGATTGTTCTGCCAATGGGATTGTCTAAAATCTTGGGGAACATTATACCAAGACCATTGTTTATCATTAGAACCATAAAATTCTGTAAAATTTAATTTTAAGAAATCAAAAGATTCTCTTTTTAGTATGTTTAAAGATTTGGTAAATAGTTTTTTAACATACCTACCAAAACCATTTTTACACACATCGGTTTTACCTGAGTGAAATAACATATCGTCCTCAAAGAAGAAATAATAACCTAAATCTTCTTGTTCATTAAAATGTTCCGCAATAAATTGTCTTCCACCAGTTATACCAATATTATCTTTTTTTATGTGAGTAAAACCATATTGTTCACAAAGTTCCAAATACCTTGGGGTTGTTGATGTATCTGTTGAATTATCAAGTAAAAACTTTTTGGTTCTTGTGATAAAATCAGTATCATAGTTCAACATTGATTGGATTAATGTCTCAAATTGATTTGGTGAATTAAATGTTATAATATATAAACCAATCCCATTTGAGTTAATTTCTAAATTAGTTTTAACGATTGTTGGTTTTGAGTCAAAGTTTTTTATTACAACTAAATTGTTTTTAACATCCTCAAAAAATTTATAAACTAATCCATTAGATTCTATTTCACAGTAATCAATTATGTTAGGGTATTGGTATGTTAATATTGTAAATAAACTTTCTTCAGTACCCATAAAACCTCGTTTAAGGGTGTCAATTAATATCCCATAATACAAACTATTCATTTGTGATATTAAATCCTTATCCCCACCAAAGAATCCTCCGCGAGCAACAATATCAGGTGTTGAGTTTGTTAATCGTTTCATTTCTTCATACTTGAATCCATGAACTTCAGTTTCTGCGTTATATGGAAAACAAATAAATAAAAATTTGTCAGATAATTTATCTATTTTATCCATAACTTTATCATGCGTAAAATAACCCATATGTACGGTATTACTTAAACCGGCATCAACCCAAAATAGTTTATCTGAATTAAATTTATCTAAAATTTTTGCATCATTAAGTAAAAACATTTTAGACATAACCAAAGGGTTATACATTTCTAATTTAGATTGAGTTGAGTCCTTTAACCACCCAACTTGGTTAAACCAATCAGGATTTGTTCGTATAGTTTGTATTAATTGGAAATATTCGTTATTTTTAAACCAATTCAAATCCCTCAAAATAAATTGAGTGTTTTCAACCTGTCTTCTTTGAGATACAAAATCTTGTAACTCTTTATCACCAAAAATAATAAGGTTACTATCTACTTTTAGTAGTTCTTCAAACTTACCTAAATAGTGTTGATATGATCG